AACCGTATGCGGGCTTCGCAGGTGGAGTTGCTGGATCCCGACTCGGTGCAGCCGCGGATGGTCGACGGTGAGATCCAATACTGGTCGAAGGGCACTCAGATCCCGACCCGTGAGGTGTGGCACATCCGCGGGATGACCTTGCCGGGTGGGAAGGTCGGCATGTCACCCATCGCCTATGGGGCTCTGGCGATGGGGATTGAGCTTTCAGCGGCGAAGTTCGCGCGGGACTTCTTCGACGGCGGTGGGGTGCCGAAGGCTGTTCTTCAGGCTGCGGGGGATGTGACGCAGGAGCAGGCGCGGACCATCAAGGAGCGGCTGCTGGCGGCAACTCGTAACCGGGAACCGACGGTCCTCGGCAACGGGGTGACCTACCAGCAGATCTCGGTGAACCCGGACGAGTCGCAGTTCATCGCCACCCAGCAGAACGCGGTCGCGACAGTCGCCCGGTTCTTCTGGATGCCCCCGGAGATGATCGGCGGGTCCGGTGGCGGGTCGATGACCTACGCGAACCGGGAGCAGCGGGCGATCGACTACGCGACGTACACGGTGGCGCCCTGGTTGAAGCGAATCGAAGACGCCTACTTCCCGATGCTGCCAAAGCCCCATTACGTCGCGTTCGACGAGGCGAACCTGCTGCGTACCGACGCGGAGACACAGGCGAAGGTCGCCGTGCAGCTCATCGCTGGCAAGGTCATCGTCCCGTCGGAGGAGCGGGCGCGGCGGAACCTGCCGCCGATGACCGACGCGCAGAAGGCCGAGGCGGACATGGTGCCGCTGACGGTGACCCCGCTCGGCGGTGCGAAGGCGCTGCCCGCGTTGAAAGAGCCGCCTGGACCGACCGCCCCTGTTCCCGCTGATGACACGCAAGGAGACGACAATGCTGCTTGATCTCAAGCGTCGCGGGAACCTGCCTGCCGGCCCCCAGGTCCGTTCCTACCCGGCCCGTTTCGAGGTGCGGTCGCTGACCGGGCCGAAGGTCGAACTGCGGGGCTACGCGTCCGTTTTCGACACGCCCTACGAGATGTACGACATGTTCGGCCCGTACACGGAGCTGGTCAGAGCCGGCGCGTTCACGAAGACCCTCGCCGAGGGCGCCGACGTCGCCTACCTCGCCAATCATGAGGGGCTGACGATGGCCCGCACGGTTTCCGGGTCGCTCACCTTGGAGCAGGACGCGACAGGCCTGCTGACCTTGGCGCAGGTGAACACTCAGCGCAGCGACGTCCGCGACCTGGTGACCGCCGTCGAAGACGGCGACGTGGACCAGATGTCGTTCGCCTTCCGGATGATCCGCCAGCAGTGGTCACCGGACTACGACCAGCGGGACCTCGTCGAGCTCGATCTGAACCGGGGGGACGTGTCCGCGGTGAACTTCGGCGCGAGCCCCACAACGAACGTGGGTGTGCAGCGGGCGTTCCGCCGGCAGCGCGCAGCCGACCTGCACCGGATGGCAGTCGAACTGCGGGAAGGCAAGGCATTGTCCGCGTCCACGATGGACGTGCTCTCCCAGGTGCTCGACTTGATCGCGACCGCTGACGATGCGGTCGACGAGGCGCAGCCGCTGTTGGCGACTTTGATGGGTGTGCCGAACCCGGACGCCGACGACAACGCCGCGGAGCCCGACGAGGACCGCGGCGCCAGCCTCGACTTTCTGAAGCGTCAGCTCGAGCTCGAAGCTCGCTGACCCCCTAGACCCCCAGCCCTGCGAGGGCTGGTCTTGTGCTGTTCCGCACGCCGGAGCACCGCGCCGGAGCCCGCCTGAGCACGACAGGGCCACCACCCGGAGCCACCACCTGACGGTGACGCACGCCCCTTGTCCGAACCACATCTGAAAGGACGGCAGCCGTGAAGCTGTCAGAGCAGATGCGGGCGCGGATCGCCGGGCTTGTGGCTCAGCGTTCCGCCCTGCACGACGAGCAGGCCGCGATCCTCGCGGCCGTCGAGACCCGCGACAACAAGTCGCTCACCGACGACGAGCAGAAGACCTACGACGAGAAGCGGGACGCGAAGAAGGCGCTCGACGACGAGATCAGCGAATGCGAGCAGCGTCTCGCCGAACTGGTCGACGAGGAGGAGCGGGACGCCCGCGCCGCCGAGTCCCGCGCCAAGTACGGCACCCCGAACGCCACCCGCACGCAGGTCACCGAGCCCGACATCTACGAGCGGGACAACGGTCAGTCCTACTTCCGTGACCTCGGCAACGCGGTCATGCGGCAGGACATGGCCGCGTTGGACCGGCTCCGCCGGCACTCCCAGTACCTCGTGGAGACCCGGGCGCTCGGCAACACCGGTGCGGTGGGCGGGTCTGGTGGGGAGTTCGCCCCGCCGGAGTGGCTTGTCGCGGACTGGATCAACCTGATCCGTCCGGGCCGTGTCACCGCGGACCTGTTCACCCATGAGACGGTGCCCGCCGGCTACTCGTCGATCAACTACCCGAAGATCCTGACGGGGACGACAACGGCGATCCAGTCCACGCAGAACACGGCCCTGTCGCAGACCGACCTGACGACCGGTTCCGTGCAGACCGGGTTCGCGACGATCGGCGGCAAGCAGGTCATCAGCCAGCAGCTGCTCGACCAGTCGGCGATCAACTTCGACCAGGTGATCCTGCGGGACCTGGCAGCCGACTACGCGCAGCGCGTAGGCCAGCAGGTGTTCCTCGGCACCGGCACCGGTTCAGGTACGGGTGCGGTGGTCAACGGGCTCATCAACGCCACGATCGGCACGACGCAGACGTGGACGCAGGCTTCCCCGACCCCGGCCGGGTTCTACGGTCAGGCGGGGGCGCTGCTGGCCGCGTTCCTGACGAAGCGGCTCGCCCCACCGACCGCGTGGATCATGTCCCCGCGCCGCTGGTACTGGCTCGCCTCTGCCGCGGACTCAACGGGCCGGCCGCTGGTCGTTCCGGTGAGTGTCGCGATGAACCCGATCGCGACGGAGAACGGCGGTTCCCCGGTCGCGCAGGGCCTGGTCGGCTACTTCCACGGCCTGCCGGTCTACATCGACCCGAACAACCCGATCAACCTCGGCGCCGGCACGAACCAGGACAACGTGTACCTGGTGAAGGCGGACGATCTGGTCCTGTTCGAGTCGCAGCCGCAGGCTGAGGCGTTCCGCGAGACCTACGCCGACACGGTCGGGGTGCTGTTCAGGATGTACGCCTACGTGGGCACCATCCTCAACCGGCACACCGAGTCCATCGGCGTGATCTCAGGTACCGGCCTCGTCACCCCGACGTTCGCGTCCTGACCCTGAGGAGAACCTGATGGCTGAGAAGGACTACGAGACCAAGGAAGGTGTCGGCGTCATCGGCGGCGGTGTGCAGACCGCTGAGGAAGCGCGACGCCTGCACCACCTCGCAACCGCCGACCCGGAGCCCGAGCGGGACGGCACGATGACCGGCCCGGCCCACGAGGAGAAGTACAACCTCGAACGGGCGAAGGACTCCGCGGCCCGGTGGCGTGCCGCCGGCGTGCACCCGACCGAGAATCGGGCGTTGCGTCCGGACGAGCTCGAGGTGGCGGACGCGAAGGCACCTGAGAACGCTGACGCGCCGCGGGCGAAGAAGTAACGATCCGCTGCTGTGGGAGGGCCGGCAAACCGGCCCTCCCACACGTTCGGGGAGGTTCAGATGCCGATCGTCACCCTGTCGGACGTTCACGAGCATCTGAACATCCCTGACGACGACGTGTCGCATGACATAGAACTGCTCGGGTTCATCGACGCCGCCGAAGCGATCATCACCTACAGCGTCGGCCCTGTTGACGAGACGACGTTCACCGAGGTCCATTCGGGTGGGGGTCCGACGATCGTCCTCGACAACCCGCCCGTCCTCAGCGTGGTCTCCGTTGTGGAGTACGTCGGGCCGACGGCCTACGTGCTGACCCAGGCCGAGCTCGGTTCACCAACTGGTGCGTATTCGTTCTCTCTCGACGACCCGGCGGCGGGGATCATCTGCCGCCGCTACACAGGTGGCCTTGCAGGGAACTTCGCCGGTGGCTACCGCAACGTGCAAGTCATCTACACGGCTGGCCGTACCTCGGTCCCCGGTGACATTCAGATGGCCGTACTGGAAGACCTGGCAGGCCTGTACCAGCAGTCGCAGCAGGGCGGCCGGCCGTCATTCAGCGGCAGCGCCGAAGAGGAAACCTGGTCCGCAGGGCCGGTGCACCTGTTCCCCCGGTTGGCGATGATCCTCACCGGGCCGTCCCGCACGCCGAGTATCGCGTGAGCATCCCGACCAGCACCGTCCCCCAGGTCAAGGCCTACCTGTTCACTCAGCTTCAGTCGACGTTGACGGCCGAGCAGGGTTCGTCGCTGCTGGTCTGCTGCGACGAACCGGGACCGTACGAACCGGACGACATCGTTTCCGTGGGGGATGTGACCACTCGGACCACTGTGCCGTTGGCGATGGTCGGTTCCGGTGGTGCGGGTTGGCTGGTGGAGACCTACTCGTTGGAGATCGTTGTCGACTGTTACCGCGGCGGTGACAACCCGCAGGCGGTGGCTGAGCGTGCCTGGTCGCTGATCGGCCAGGTGGAGACGGTGGTCCGCACCGACCCGTCCTGCGGGGGCCTGGTGATCGAAGCCCGTCCGGGTGAGTGCCGCAGCGAGTCCGCGTGGGACGAGCAGCACAAGGGGCGCCGTGTCCGGGTGACCGTCGCCGTCGATGTTCAAGCCCAAATCTAGGAGCCCCCTGTGACCGTCAAGCGCATCTACGTCGGTGAGGAATCCCGCTACTACCCGACCCTGGCCGTCGAAGCGGAACCGGGGGACGAGGTCGAGTTCGGCCATGCGGATGACGTGCCGGACGACGGCCGGTGGGAAACCGCGTCGGCCGCCAAGAAGCAAGACAAGAGGTCGGCTGAGTCCGACGTGACCGAGGAGAACGCATGACGCTCGTACCGTCCTACCGGTCAGTCCTCGGCATCGCGAAGGAGACCGTCGAGGGCACGGCGGTCGCTCCGACCGCGTTTTTCCGGGCGACCGACCTGAAACCCGCCGTAAAGCAGGTGTACCTGGATGACACGGGCATGCGCGGGTCGATGGCGAAGACCTACGACCAGGTGCAGGGGCCGTACTCGACTGAGTACGAGATCGACGGTGACCTGCATGTGGATGAGATCGGCTGGCCGCTGGCCGGGCTGCTCGCCGACCTGACGGTGACCGGCGCGGCCGACCCGTATTCGACGACGTTCTCCCTGCTGAACTCGGGGCAGGGTCAGCCGCCGTCGTACACGTTGACGGATTACAACGGGAACAACGCGCGGGCGTTCGCCGGCTGCCGGTTCTCCGACCTGGCGA